TCATACTCCAGGTCAGTCCATATTAGGTAACAGTGACAATGCACCTCCAGTAGCTGAGAAGACCATCACAGTTGATGATCTACTTATCAGTTCAGCGTTCGTATATGAGCTAGATGAGACTCTTGCACACTACGATCTACGTGGAGAAATATCTAAGAAGATTGGTTATGCTCTAGCTGAGAATTATGACCGTAGAATCTTCCGTGCAATCACAAAGGCTGCACGTAAAGCAAGTCCTGTAACAAAGACTAACTTTGTTGAACCAGGTGGAACTCAGATTCAAGTAGGTACAGCAACTAACTCAGGTGCTGAAGCTTATGATCCTGATGATCTAGTGACTGCATTCTATGATGCTGCAGCTGCACTAGACGAAAAGGGTGTAAGTACCGAAGGTCGTGTGGCGGTTATCAACCCACGCCAGTACTATGCACTTATCAAAGGTCTAGATGGATCAGGTATTGGTGCTTACTTAGTAAACAGAGACGAGCAAGGAGATGCACTACAATCAGGTAGAGGCGTTTATGAGATTGCTGGTATCAAGATTTACAAGTCAATGAACATTCCGTTCTTTGGTAAGTTTGGTACTAAGTATGGCTCTGCATCTGCAACAGCCCCTGGCACAACTGATCCTGGTAACTCAGGTTCATTCGTTGGTGAAGCTATGGGTGATCAGCACAATGACACAGTAAACGACTACGGACAGGAAGCTAAGTTCAACAACTCTTGTGGACTTATATTCCAGAAAGAAGCTGCTGGTGTTGTTGAAGCAATCGGACCTCAAGTCCAAGTAACATCAGGAGATGTATCAGTAATCTACCAAGGAGATGTGATACTTGGAAGGCTCGCAATGGGAGCTGACTATCTAAACCCTGCTGCTGCTGTTGAGTTGTTCTGTGGAACAGCTACAAAGCCTGCTGCATTCGGTTAATGTACATAGGGGAGTCTTCGGACTCCTCTTTTTTTTATATAATTTTATGGCTACCACGACAATTGATACCGAGACCGAACTCTCCGCTGTAAATGCTATCTTGGCAGCTATTGGTCAGTCTCCAGTTACTAGTATTATTCAAACAAATCCAGAAGTATCTTTTATATATAATTTATTAAGAGACTGTAACGTAGATGTTCAGAATGAAGGATGGCACTTTAATACAGAGAAGCATGTTAGATATACACCAGATGGTAATAATAAGATAGCTGTAGGTAATGATATTCTAAAGATGGATGTTACTGATGGTTGGTCTAAAAAACATTATGATGTAGTAAAAAGGAATGGTTATTTATATGATAAATTTGACCATACAGATATATGGGATGATGTTACAGAAATGTATCTAGACATCACACGTCTGTTTACTTATGTAGATTTACCTGAAGTATTTAAAAGATATATAGTATACAAAGCTTCTACTAGAGCTGCTACACAACTAGTAGGTAATCCTCAGTTAGCTAGATTATTAGCTCAACAAGAAGCATTAGCTAGGGCTACCTGCTTAGAGTATGAATGTAATCAAGGTAATCACAGTATGTTTAACTTCCCTGAAGATTCATCCTTCGCTACCTTCCAACCATGGAGAACACTTAGAAGATAATGGCATCAATTACACAAAGTATACCAAACTATACAGGTGGTATATCTGAACAACCAGATGAAAGAAAGTTTCCAGGCCAGGTAATTGATTCTATTAATGCTATACCAGACGCTACTTATGGATTATATAAGAGACCTGGATCTAAAAGAGTAGGCACTGCACCTTTAACTAATGTACATTCTGTAGGTTCTTGGTTCCATTATTATAGAGATGAAACAGAAGGGTCGTATATAGGACAAGTAGATCATCATGGTAAGGTTAGAGTATGGAGCTGTACAGATGGAACAGAACAAGATGTATGGTATAATACAGATAATAGTGCGTATGATAGCAGCAACTCTGATCATACAGCCATTGCTAACTATTTGACTCCTAGTGGAGGTCAGGGTGATGATTCAGTTACAGAAGATATACAAGCATTAACTATTAATGATACTACTTTCTTAAATAATAGAAGTAAAACTGTAGGTACAACAGGTACTACAGATGCAGCATCTAATACTCACTATGCTTATGTAGAGATACTTAGAACAGAGAATGGTAGACAGTACTCTCTCAATGCATATACTAATAACACATCTGGAGTAACTATAAAAAGAGCTACTAGATTAAAAATTGCAAGTGATACTTTATCAGAAAGTGGTGGTACTGGAACATGTCCTGGTATAGGTACTCAAGTATTCAGTGTATCTGCTGGGTCTCATAAAAATCTTATATTCCGTATTACAACTTTAGGTCAACAGGGTCAGATAGCTACTATTGATGATAATAATAGTGTCAATGCTGATGTATATGCTTGTTCATATAATAGACGAGTAGAATTACTTCATGGTGGAGAAGATTGGGAGACAGGAGATCAAACAACAGTTACTTTAACTCAAGCTAAAACTGATTATAACTATACAGTAGAAGTTGTAGATCATGAAGAAGTAGCAGTTAAAGCTGATATAAAAGCAGTACGTCCAGCACCTACACCATTTGACGCAGATACAGCTGTAACTATTGATACTATTATTGGTGGTATAGTAACAGAATTAGCAGGTACTGCTATTACATGTACTGTTATCGGTAACGGTATCTATATGACAAGTGGTAGTGCTTTTAAAATAGAAGTTCAAGATAAGGATTTAATGAGAGTCATGCAGTCTTCTGTTAATGATGTATCTCTTTTACCTAATCAATGTAGAAACGGCTATTTAGTTAAAGTCAGTAACTCTCAAGATTCACAAGATGATGATTATTATTTAAAGTTTGAAGGTGATAATAGTTTAGATGGTCCGGGCTCTTGGGTAGAAATAGCAGCACCTGGAATAGTAAAGAGTCTAGATGCTACTAGTATGCCTCATGTATTACAACGTCAAGCAGATGGTGCTTTCTTAGTAAAAAAATATACATGGGAAGACCGTATAGTAGGAGACGATAATACAAATCCTTTACCTTCTTTTGTTGGTAAAAAGATAAATAAAGTACTATTCTTTAGAAATAGGTTAGCTCTATTATCAGGTGAAAATGTTATATTATCTAGACCTGGAGAATTAGCTACACCATCTTTCTTTGCTAAGACAGCTCTAGCTATATCAGCATCAGATCCGATAGATATATCTAGTAGTTCTATGTTTCCATCAGATTTATATGATGGTATAGATATTAATGCAGGTTTATTAGTATTCAGTTCTAATCAGCAATTTTTATTATCTTCTGATGATACTGTACTTAATCCTGATACTGCTAAATTAAAAAGTGTAGCAACATATAACTATAATATAGACATACCTCCTATATCTATGGGAACATCTATAGGTTATATAGATAACTCTGGTAAGTATAGTCGTTTCAATGAGATGATAAATACTGCTAGAGAAGGGGAACCTATGGTAGGAGAAACAAGTAAACTTGTACCTTCTCTATTACCTAAAGATATAGATCTGATAACTAATTCTAGAGAAAACCAATTAGTATTGTTTGGAAAAACTAACTCAGATACAGTGTATGGATTTAAGTATTTTCAATTAGGAGATAAACGACAGCAAGCTGCGTGGTTTAAATGGGAATTTAATAATCCAATAAAGTATCATTTCATTATAGATGATGACTATTACTTCTTAGATACAGATAACTTCTTACATAAGGTAAGTATAGTTCAAGCTGATACTGACATTAGTATTACTCAAGACGAAGTTAACTATCTATTACATCTAGATAACTATACAACAGTTGCTAATGGAACTTATAACTCTACTACTGGATTAACTACATTCGCTAATCAAACTGATTGGATAGATCAAGTTACATCACCTAATGGTACACTAGTACTTGTTGATAATAATACTAACTCTACAAGAGTAGGTAGGTATACAGCATGTACTGTTATAAATAGTGATGACTTTACTGTACCAGGAGATTGGTCTGGTGCTACATTTAATATAGGATATTTATATGAGTATAATATAAAATTGCCTACAATATATAGTACTAAAACAGAAGGTAATAGAACTGTAGCAGATGTAAATGCTTCTTTAATTATACATAGAATTAATCTAAGCTTCGGTAAGATAGGTTTATATTCAACTACATTATCTAGAGTTGATAAAGGTGATCATACTGAAGTACACGAATCTGCAGCACTGAATCAATACAATATAGCAGACGCTCCATATGTAGTAGAGAAGATTAAGACTATACCTGTATATGAAAAGAATAGTAATGTAGATATAATACTTAAATCTAGTCATCCAGCTCCAGCTACATTACACTCAATGTCTTGGGAAGGAGACTATTCACCTATGTTCTATCAACGTGTCTAAATATATTCACCCTGCAACAATCGAGGCTGCTAAAGAAGTAGCCTCTAATTTACGCCTAGAAGACCGCAGAGAGGTCGAAGAAGGTCACGGGCTAGATCCTATGGAAAGGCTAGTCTGGGCAGCTCAGAACCTCTCCTGCGTGTACTTCACAACGCCTAACGGCAAGACTGCTGGCATGGCTGGTGTAGAACAAGACGGCACAATATGGATGTTATGTACTCCCGAAATACATAAGTATCCTATTACATTTGCTAGAGAAGCTAAACGATATGTTGATAGTAGGCAAGAAAAAAGCTTACACAATATAGTAGATGCACGAAATATAGTACATCTGAAACTACTTAAATTTTTAGGGTTCAAAATTTTGGGAGAAATTTCTTATGGACCAAACAATTTAACTTTTATAAAATTTACAAATGGCACTATTTGACAGCATATTCGGAACACCACAAAGAGATTCAGCTATTATTAAAGCTAGGAATGCTTTATTTATAGCTAACCAGAGAGGTAATGATTTATGGAATAAAGGTACTTCTTCTGTAAAAGCTAAGGATAATGCATGGGTACTTAATCAGAAAAATTATTCTGAAAAAGTATTTAATGCTAAACTAAAGATACAAGGTAAGGTATTAAAAGGAAAAGAAGATATGGCAAGGAGACTTGCTACTTCTAGTAAAGTAAATGAAGGTGGTAGAAGCAGAAGATATGGTGATAATTTAGGTTTAATGGCAGCTTCTAAAATATCACAACTAGAAAATATGGCTAGAAAGGTAAGTGGTCCTATAGCTAGTGCGAATATTAATTCTGGTGCAATACAATTAGCACATAGATTAGGTAGAGCTAATGAACTAGCAGGTGTAGGTGTAGCTGCTACCCCACCTATTACATATACTAAAGATAACAACTTATTAAAAGCTGTTAAACTAGCAGCTAGTGTAGCTACAGGTGACTTTGGTGGTGCATTCGGTCAAGTTGCTAATGGTGGTGGCAACGCAAGTATGTTCCAATGGCTTGGTGATAAGCATGAATCTGGTACAGATCTATTTAATAGAGGAGGAGTATGACAAATTCAGGAATAGGATGGGCTGCTCCTTTAAAACAGCCAGAGGTAAATAAGTCTGCTGACTTTAAAGCTAAACCTTATGCTGATTTAAGTCAAGCTATGGGTGAATCTATTAAAGAATCCATTAAGGCTCAACAAGCATTAACAACCCACTTACTTAAAAATGTAGAAACTGGACAGAAACAAAAAAATGAGGATATAAAATTTTTACTTGAATTAGCACCTAAAGCTTTAAGTCAAGGTGTTGAGACTGCAAGATATATTAAAGAAGGTAATGAAGATTTCAAAGAATATACAACAAAGCCAGAGTTATTAGATGCTGATGAAATAAGAAATGCTGGTATAAGAGAAAAAGGTATTGAAGCACTTAAAAAAGATTCATCAATTATTCTTGAAAAATTAGGTGATAATAAAGGAGCTTTAAATTTCTTAAATCTTAATAATACAAAAGAAAGGAAAGAGATACTATCCATGTATCTTAATAACATTAAAACCAGCATGTATGAACAAGCTGAGTCTGGTGGTTTAGAATTTAAGATAGAGGGACAAACCTGGATTTTAGGACAAGAAGGAAACCCACCTCATATCAATGAAGAAATAAGAAGAAGATTATTAGTTTCAATGGCTGTTAATGCTAATAGAACTGTAGATGCTGATGGTAATAGATTATTTAGTAAGAATGAAATACTTAATGGTTTAATTAGACCTATATCTGACGAGAATCAAGCATTATTTATTGAAGAAACTAATGAAGCAGAAGCACAAGCTAGGATAGATCTAATATCTGAAAGACGGGAAATATTAGTTAAGGGTATAAATAGTGGAGATGTAAATGCTCTGCCTGATGCTTTTGCAGCTTTTCAATTAGCTAACCCTGATTCTAAAATAACTCTACCTAAATTCATTGAGAGTACTTGGAATGATCTTTTGCAGTTAGCAGAGAGAGATCCTGAAAATGGTGGTGCTGATGTTGATATGCTTATATCTTCTTTCAATCAACCTTATGAATGGAATGATGGTACTAAGTACGAGAGTATGAGAGATGCTTTCAATGCTAGATTCAATGAGAAAGGAGATGAGATATATGCATCTTTGATGGGTTTAAAGCAAGCTAAAATAGCAGAAAGGGATCTTGAATTTAAAGCTAATATGTCTGCTTTTACAAATAAGTATTACTCTAAATTCCAAGCAGTAGAAAACTTTGAACAAGATGAACAGTTACTTCAAGAAGCTAATCAAGAATTAAATGCAATTAAAGAAAATTTCTCTGACTATCATACACAAATAAATTCTTCATTAGGTCAGAATATGAAGAATATTTTGACTTATGGTGGCATGATAAATAGCCAGGAAGCAATATATAATAAACTTCTAAGACAAGCTATTAATCCTAATCAAGCTCCGTTGTTAAGTGAATTAGAAAATCTACATCCGTATTGGCAGCAACAGTATATGAATACATTAGGTATTGATAAATTGACACCTTTTGATTCACAAACTACTAAGAAAACTGAACAATATTTTATCGATCATGGTATATTAAGACCTGATGTTTTAGATGAAACATTAGCTGTCAATGGTATCAATATTATATCTTCAGGAGATCTAATTAATATTAAACAAGAACTACTTAACTTAACAGCTATTGAATTTAATAGTCTTGATCCTAACAAGTATGAAAGTAAGGATCAGATGATGCAAGTTGCTAGAAAAAATGTTAATAAAGATTTCGTAGATATGATAAATAAAGTAGTAGTTCAAAAACCTAAAGCAGAAGATGTTCAAGCTTTAAGAACTCTCATTAATCAGATGAAGGTATCTGGATATGGTGAACAAAAAACTGCAATTGAATTAACTAAACTAGCTGCTCAAAAAACTAAGTTTAATCAGACAGTTCTGAAATACCAAGGGTATCAGAGGAATAGTCAATTATTTTCTAGTACTGATAGACTTATTGGAGAAGAGTTTAATGAATTAGATAAGTTAAATGAGTGGGTTAAAAGTGGAGGTAAAACATCACTACCTAGAATCTATCAATCATGGTCTAAAGCTTCAGGCATACCTGTAAGACAGATAGCAATTCAAAGAGCTTATGGACTAAGAGGAGATCTACTATCTAATAACAATGAAGAGATTCCTGAAGATATACAGAAACAATATGATCTTAACTTAAAAGAAATAACAAAGTCTTTATCTCAAGATAATGCTTTTGTACAGAAAGTAAATTTAGCTAAAACTAATATAGAAGCTAATCAAACTATACTAAATCCAGCTGAAGATAATACATTATCAGATGCACTATACCATCCTAGAGCTTTATCTAAAGAAACAGATGTAAAAGGTTTTTCTAAGTTTAACTTTATACAAACAAGTGGACGGGATACACCTGCTAATATTAGTGAGTTAACTGTAAAGGAACTAGATGAATTATTTGAGAAAGGTGACTATTATAATATAGGAGCTTACGGTATAGCAGATGAACCAACATTTAAAAAAATAGCTATAAGACTTGAAGCAAAAGGTGAACTAACAGCTGGAGAACAGAAATTTGATGAAGAAATGCAAAAGAAGTTTCTAACTGAAGCTTTGATTATGTCTTCTGAAAACGGACACCAGTATAGTGGAGTTAAATTTGATACAACAGATTTCTCCAAAGAAGATTTAGAAGCTTGTAATCTTCACGAACAATTCTTCCCAATAAATAAACAATTAGCTGACTATTGTAAAGCTAATAATTATAAGTAACTAATTATGGTAAGAGAAATACAGAATGAATTTGGTAATACCGAAGAAATTCAATCTCAATTTGATGAAGCTAATCAGGAATCAGAAAGTACTGATCAGATTATTCATAAATCTAAACAAGTAGAATCAGAAGAAAGGGAAGATCCTAGACTTCAAGAAGGTGGCGGTGGTTTTAAAGGAGCTTTGAAAGAAGTACAATCAGCTCTGTCTGGTGGTATACAAGATACAGCTTCCTCTTTAGCTACATTTCCTGAACGTACAATTGATGCATTCTCCGGTGAAATGCAGAGAGAAAGGGAGACACAAGGTTACTATAGACCTGATTGGACTCCCTTTGTAGATCATGAGAATCCTATCATCACTACCACTTGGTGGGGTTCTTTACTAAGAGGTACTGTACACTTTGGTACTATGGCTGCTGGTATTACTGCAGCAGCAAGTGCAGCAGGTATATCTGCTCCAGCTTCCTTAACAGGTGTAGCTGGGTATAGCCTCCTCAGAGCTGCTGGCATTGGTGCCATGGCTGATATACTGTCAAAAGAAACTGATGGTCATAATGCTCTTGCGATGATGAGAGATAGACATGGCTGGATGGATACTCCACTATCTACAAAAGATACAGATCATCCTATGTGGATGAAGTTTAAGAATATTGTAGAAGGTATGGGTCTAGGTATGATATTTGACGGTGCTACAATGCTTCTAGGTAGAGGTAGTGGATCAGTAAGAGCACAAGTAGCAAATAGAAAAGCTAGTATTGATTACCAGACTTTAAAGAAAGGTCTTAGGGAACTAAGAAAGAATGAGTTTGGTGCTAGTAAAAATAAAAATGTAGCATCTCCACATCAAGGAGCACATCAATCTGAAGTATCTCCAGGTAAAGCTAGAGAGCAACTAAAGAAAACAAGAACAGAATGGGATGCTGAAGATGGTTCTACAGGTTCTGTAACAACACCAGTTCAAAGAGAACGTGTTGCAGAAACTGGTGAGATGACAGAAGAAATAGTAGATGGAGTCCTTAGAGGCTTAATGAGTGATCAGAAATTCCAAACTGAATTAGCTGACATAAGAGCTGGTAGACAAACCTTAATGGATGTTTATGGGGATGCAGTGGCTACCCATCAACGTACCACATTAGGTAGAGAAGCAGCCGAGACGGCAACTGAAGATTATCTTGATGAATTATATAGATCTTCTATCAAGTATGATATAACTGATGATGCTGGTAATGTTGTCGAGACTATTGAAACATGGACTACTAAGAATATAGTAGCTGGTGATTTAGTAGTAGGTTCTTTACTTAAACAGTTAAGAGATAATGGTATTGCTGGTAGAGAATTAACAGATTACGTTAATCTAATTGAACAAGATGGTCCTTTGCAGCAGGTATTTGATACCATGATGACTGCTATGACTGAGATAAAAAGAGCTAGAGCATGGTCTTCTGATTCATTTAGAAGTATAGGTGCTGGTAAAATAGGTCGTAAGGAAGCTATAGAATCAGCAGTTAAAGCTGATATGAAAGATACTAAAGATGCTATTCTTAGTGTTTTACAAATAGCTAAAGATGATAAAAATGATGATCTACTATTAGCTACATTCGAGTTATTTTCTGCTATGAAAACAGTTAATAACTTAGATGACTTTGATGCTTTCTGTAGAAAGTGTATAACAGGTGGTCAATTAGAGCCAGGTGGTCCTGATAGGACTGGTGCTTTAATTAGAGAGATGGAAGGTATGATGGTACATAGTGTACTTAGTGGTCCTAAAACAGCTATGAGAGCTATTATGGGTACAAGTACAGCTACATTCTTACGTCCTATGTCAACTGTTATAGGAGCTACAATAAGAGGTGATCAGACAACTATGAGATCTGGATTAGCTTCAATGAATGCTATGATGCAAGCTATACCAGAAAGCTTTGAAATCTTTAAAACTAAACTTAATTCCTACTGGAGTGGCGATGTATCTAGTATGAAGACTAGATTCTCTGAATTCACTAAAGGTGATGAGAACTGGGAACTACTTAGACGTTGGGCAGAAGATAGTGGAAGAGCTTCAAATGGTGAAAAAGCTATGTTTGCTATGGCTAACCAAGCTAGAAACTGGAATAACAACAGTTGGCTAACATACTCTACTAAACTAATGGCAGCTACTGATGATGCTTTTAGACATATATTAGGTAGATCTAAGATGAGAGAAAAAGCTATGAGATCAGCTATGGATGCTCAAAGTAAAGGATTAGTTGCTGAGATTAATCCTCAATTACTTAGTGTATTTGAAGAAGATTTTTATAGACAAGTATTTGATGCTGATGGAAATATTATAGATGAAGCTACTAAATTTGCAGCAAAAGAAGTAACTCTTACACAAGAATTAACTGGATTCTCTAAAGGATTAAATGATGTATTTACTGCTAATCCATGGGCTAAACCTTTCTTCCTATTTGCTAGGACTGGTGTTAACGGTCTAGCTTTAACCGCTAAACATACACCTGGATTTAACTTCTTAGTTAAAGAATTTAATGATATAGCTTTTGCTAATCCAAAAGATTTAAGTACTGTAGCACAATATGGTATAACAAGTGTAGAAGAACTAGCTAACGCTAGAGCACTACAAACAGGCCGATTTGCTATGGGTACATCCTTAGTAGGTGTGGCTTCTTGGTCTTGGATGTCTGGTAATTTAACTGGTAACGGTCCAGTTGACAGACAAACTAGACAGTTATGGTTAGATCTTGGATGGAAACCTAGATCAATTAAGTTTGGAGATGTATGGGTTAGTTATGATTCTATCGAACCATTTAACCAAACATGGTCTCTTATTGCTGATGTAGGTGATGCTAGTCAGTTAATGGGTGAAGAGTGGACAGAAGATCAACTTCAGAAAATATCCTTAATAGTTGCTCAAGGTATAGCAAGTAAGTCTTACTTACAAGGTATGCAGATGTGGGTAGATGCTTTCGGTGGACAGCCAGGAAGTTGGGGTAGAGTTGGTAGTTCTTTACTTAATAACCAAGTACCATTATCTAGTTTAAGGAATGAGATGGGTAAAATATTTACTCCTCATACCCGTGAATTAGGTTCTAGTGTATTTGATGCTATAAGAAATAGAAACTTACTTACTGAAAATATAGCACAAGAACCATTAGCAATTAAATATGATACATTAAATGGAAAACCAGTTAAAGATTTTGACTTTTTAACTAGAGTTGCTAAATCACTTATACCTGTTGATTTTAATTTAGATTATAGTCCAGGTAGGGATCTTGTTGTTAAAGGTAAATTTGATTTACGTTTCCTAACTTATACTGCACCAGATGGTACAAATCTAACTAAACATCCACGTATCAGATCTATATTCCAAGAAGAATTTGGTAAGTTAAACTTTGAAGCTGATCTTAATAGATTAGCAACAAGAAAAGATATACTTGATTCTATAGCTCAAATGGATGATGATATGGCAAGTGGCTATAGGGGAGATTATGAGCCAAGAGATTATTATCATAATAAAGTAATCCGAATGAAGTCAGAGAAAAAGAAGAAGATAGCTTGGGAAAGAGCTATGCGTAGATCAGAAGTCTCCGCTTTAGCACAGGAACAATTAGCGAAGAAACAACAAAGAAAATTTAAAGGAGTAACCACCACACCTAGTTTCCAACAATTACTAGCAATGTATAAATAAATGGCAAGTTTTAAACAATACACAGCAAGTGGAGGTGCTTCAGAAAATTTCTCTATTCCAACCTTTGCTTCTACTGAAATAAAAGTTACTATTGATGATGTACTTAAAACTGCTGGTACTCATTACAATATAACAAACTATACAACTAACGGAGGTACAGTTACTTGGACTTCAGGTAACATACCTTCTACTGGTACTGTTCGTATAGAAAGAGATACTAAGATTTTAAATAACGCAGGCTCAGATATAGAAGGTAAAGCTACATATGTAGCAGGTTCTTCGTTCAATGCTGATGATCTTAATGATAACCAGAAACAAGTTCTACGAACATTAGAAGAGCATGATGATAAATTAGGTGATATATCAACTGTAGCTGATAATACTACTAATATTAATATAGTATCAGCTAGTATAGATGATGTTAAAAGATATGCTGAAGAATATACTATAGCTTCATCTGCACCTAGTAGTCCTAATACTGGGGACTTATGGTTTGACACTTCTGCGAATGTACTGAAATTATACAATGGAAGTACATGGCTACCTATCACTACTGTCGAATTAATAGACGAAGATGATATGTCTAGTAATAATGCTGGTAAAGCACCTAGCCAGCAATCAGTTAAAGCTTATGTTGATTCATTAGCTTGGCTCGACCAATCCACCAAACAAGATGGTTCTGTGATCTATTGGAAAAACAGTTCCTCAAAATATTTTGCCGATAACGCACAAAACATTAAAACCTTAGAGGGAGGTAACTTTTAACAATGGCATCAACAATAAGAATTAAGAAAAGAGCTTCTAGTGGATCAGCTGGAGCACCAAGTTCTTTAGCATCTTCAGAATTAGCCTTTAACGAAAACACTAGTGATAAGAAACTTTACTATGGATATGGTGATAATGGTAGTGGAGTAGCTACTTCTATTATAGCCGTCGGTGGATCTGGAGCATTCTGTGATTTAACAACAGCTCAAACCGTAGCAGGTGTAAAAACATTCAGTGATAATGTAGTTATGTCTGGTAACTTAACAGTTAACGGGACAACTACATCTATCCAAACAACTAACTCAGTTGTTAAAGACGCTTTAATAGAACTTGGTAATGGTACATCAGGTAGTCCATCTAATGATGCTGGTCTTGTTATAGAAAGAGGTGATCAAGCTAATGCATTTATTGGTTGGGATGAATCAGCAGATCAGTTTATAGTAGGTACAGGTACTTTTACAGGTGCAGATACAGGTAATTTATCTATTACTGGAGGTACACTTAAAGCTACTACATTTGAAGGTGCATTATCTGGTAATGCATCTACTGCTACTGCTTTAGCAAATGGTAGAACCATTGCTATGTCTGGAGACGTTGTTTGGTCATCAGGCTCCTTTGATGGTTCTGGTAATGTTACAGCAGCTGCTACTATACAGACAGGAGCAGTTGAACATGCAATGTTAGCTGCTGACGCTGTAGACGGTGATAATATAGCTGACGATTCTGTTAACTCAGAGCACTATGTAGATGGAAGTATTGATACAGCACACATTGCTGATAGCCAAATAACAACAGCTAAGATAGCTGGTGATGCTATTACTAATGCTAAGATAGCTGATGATCAGATAGATTCAGAACACTATGTAGATGGAAGTATTGATCATGCACACTTAGCAGGAGACTGTATAGACGGTGATAATATTCAAGATGATGTAATCAATTCAGAACATATTGCAGCAGGTGCAGTTGATTTAGAACATATGGCTTCTGAATCAGTTGATGAAGATAATCTTAAAATATCTAACTCTGGATCTAATGGACAATTCCTACAGAAACAATCTGGTAATACAGGCGGTTTAACATGGGCTAGTCCTACTACAAGTGTACCAACTACTATAACAGTTGCTGATGAATCAAGTGATACAACTTGCTTCCCTTTATTTGCAACAGCAGCTACAGGTGATCTTGGACCTAAGAGTGGATCTAACCTTACATTTAACTCATCTACAGGTGTGCTCACAGCAACCCAAGTAGACGGATTAATTGATGGAGGCACCTTCTAATGGCAGCAGTAATAAAACTAAAGCGGGGTACTTCCACACCAAGTACTAGTGATATTGCAAGTGGAGAAGTTGCCGTAGATACATCCGCACAGAAATTATATATAAATGACTCTGGTACTGTAAAAGAAATTGGAGGAGGAAGTGGAGGAGGTGGAGTCACCTCTGATGCTCAAAGAAATACAGTAGCAGGTACTAATGCTGGAGATAGTTTTGACGGAACTAATGCGACTGATAATACTATTTTAGGATATGATGCTGGTACAGCTATAACAACAGCAGATTTTAACGTAGTTATTGGTTCTTATGCTGGTTTAGCCATGACAAGCGATGGTAAAAATACTCTTGTCGGTTATGAAGCTGGAAAAGCTAATACTAATGAATACAATACTTATATTGGGTATCAATCTGGTTTATCTAATACTGGTGCTGCTAATGTCTATCTAGGATGTTTTGCAGGAAAAGATGGAAGTGGTAAAGCAAACAATACAGCTGTAGGATATAGAGCTGGTCGTATGGGTGGTCAAAACAGCATCTATCTTGGAAGAGAAGCTGGAGGGGCTGCAGATGGAACAAATAATATACTTATAGGTTATGGTGCTGTTCCTTCATCAAATAGTGTAGATAACGAAGTTACTTTAGGTAATTCAGATACAACTAAATTCAGAATACCTGGTCTTAACTTCGTTGTTAAAGATACTACTGCTACTGAAGATTACGTCCTAACAGTGGACGCTAACGGCGAAGCTGGTTGGGAAGCCGCAGCTGGCGGTACTCCTACAGCTATAACAGTTGCAGATGAAAGTTCAGATACAACTTGTTTTCCACTGTTTGCTACAGCAGCAACAGGAGATTTAGGACCGAAGAGTGGTTCTAATTTAACTTTTAATTCATCTACAGGAGCATTAGCGGCAACACTATTAAATGGTGGTGCTGGAGATGATCTTTCACTTGATTTCGGATCGGTAGCATAATGGCAAAATTATTAAAACTAAGACGAGGAACTACCTCGCAACACAGTAGCTTCACTGGTGCCGAAGGGGAATGTACTGTAGACACAACAAAGGATACTTTAGTTGTACATGATGGATCAACAGCAGGGGGTAGACCTCTGCTACGTGAAGATGTATCAAACCTAGCTGCAGGAGCTATAGTTCATGCTAGTCTAGCAGGTGATGCAGTTGACGGAGATAATCTAGCTGATAATGCTGTTGACTCTGAACATTATACTGATGGAAGTATAGATCATGTTCACTTAGCAGCTGATGCAGTTGACGGAGATAACATAGCTGATGACTCAATAAATTCTGAGCATTATGTTGATGGTAGTATAGACACGGCACACATAGCTGATAACCAAGTTACTCTTGCTAAGATGGCAGGAATAGATAGAGGTAAGATTATCTATGGTGATTCATCTGGTAATCCAGCTGTATTAACAGTAGGTAGTGCTGATCAAGTACTTAAATCTGATGGTACAGATATAGCATGGGGAACAGCAGCTGCAGGTGCATCAGGAGGTAACTCAGGTGCTAATGCTGTGTTCTGGGAAAACCAGCAAACAGTTACCCATGACTATACTATAACTAATAACACCAACGCAGGTTCTTTTGGACCTATAACTATAAATTCTAGTATCACCGTTACGGTTGGTGCTGGTGAATCTTGGACAATCGTTTAAAATTATGGCAGTAACAATTAATGGCTCTACAGGAGTAGGGTATGCGGATAACATAAAACATAAATTAGGAACAGGTGATGATCTAGAGATTTACCATGATGGCTCTCATTCTAGGATTAAAGAGTCGGGTACTGGTTACTTAATTATAAATACTGATACAGGTGTCTTAATTAAGAATGGGGCAGATAATGAAAATATCGCTGTTTTTACACCTGATGGTGCGTGTGAATTAAATTACAACAACAATAAAAGAGCTGAAACATATGCTGATGGATTTAAAGTACCTGAAGGTGGTGAACTTTATATAGACGGGAATGCTGCTAGTGGTCATTGTCAATTAATAATGACAAGATCTGATCATTCTTGGATGATGACTAATCAGACTTATATGAGATTCTATACACAAAGTGGGAATCAAAGTAGTCCTAATACTAATGTTTTTGAAATACAAAACAATGGTAATTTAAGTGCAGCTGGAACTTTATCAGAAAACTCAGATGTTAGTCTTAAGGAAAATGTTGTAACTATTCCTAATGCACTTTCAAAAGTTAAACAATTAAGAGGAGTTGAGTTTGATAGAAAAGGAACAGGTGTACATGAAATTGGGTGTATTGCTCAAGAAGTTCAAAGTGTTCTTCCTGAACTAGTTAAACCAAGAAGCTATGATGATCCTCTATTAACTTTAAGTTATAACAGATTCTCAGCAGTATTAATAGAAGCTGTTAAAGAACTTACAGCAAAAGTGGAAACATTGGAAACTAAAGTAGCAGCACTGGAGGCAGGATGAGCTCAATAAAATTAAAACATTCAAGCGGGAATAGCATGAGCATCGCAGCTCCTGCAACAAATCCTGCTTCAGATTTAACACTTAAATTACCTGCAACTGTAGGTACCGCTGGTCAGGCACTTATAAATAGTTCTACTGCTGGAACACTTGAGTTTGGTGGTGCAGGTAAAGTTCTTCAAGTTGTGTCTACCCAATCACAAGCAAACCATACTTCTACAAGTAGTTCATATGAAAATTATAATGAGATAAATACAGCAATTACACCAACAGCATCTACTAGTCGTCTTATCGCTCAACTAGATCTTGGATGTTTTAGAGTTTATGAGAATAATAGTAATAGTGCTTTTGCAATGATTGCATTATCTGATGACGCTGGAAGTAGTTATCTATTTGAAAACTATCAGTGGGCTTATGATTATGGTGGAAGTGGTATCAGTGCTAGTGGATTCCATGCAGGAGCTACGCACGTCAAAACTGCTGGAAGCACAAGTGCTAGGACTTATTATGTTTATACGAAGTTAGCAGCTGGAGATGCTTACGAAATAAATCCTGGTGCAAATCAAAATATAGCAACACTTACTATTTGGGAGATAGCACAATGACAACTAAAGCAGAAGCTCTTCTATCTCTTAAGCCTGGGGCTGAATGGACAATAAAAAATGGAGTTTTGACATGGCATGATACTAAACAAACAGAACCCACTGAGTCCGAGATAAATGCTGAGATAGCAAGATTAGATACTGAGTATACTAATAATAAATATCAAAGAGATAGAGAAGATGCTTATGATACAGTTAGAAATCAATTAGATCAACTCTATTGGGACAAAAAGAATGGTACTAACAAGTGGGTCGAAGCCATTGATAAAGTTAAATCAGACAATCCAAAACCATGAGTACATTAAACGTAAATACAATCAATGCTGCAACCAGTGGACAAGCTGTTGCAGTAGATATTTCAAATCCTAGAAGCTTTAGGAATTTGATAATTAATGGTGCAATGCAGGTTGCTCAGAGAGGGACTTCATCTACTTCAGGAGATGGTTATAACACTGTTGATAGAATAAAACTAGCTGCTAGTGGTCCAGACGAAAATCCTACTCAAACACAACATGCCTTAACTTCAAGTGATACTGGTCCTTGGGAAAAAGGGTTGAGATACTCATATCATTTACAAAATGGAAACCAAACAGGTGGTGCTGGTGCTGGTGACGTAAGTGCTATGGTATACAAGATAGAATCACAGGATATAGCTCAAAGTGGATGGGATTATACGTCAACTTCCAAAGACATAACAATATCCTTTTGGGTTAAATCAAGTGTTGCTCAGGCGTTTTATGTTCAATTTATAGCACATGACGTTTCTGGAGCTTATAGTTATACATTTTCAACAGGTTCATTAAGTGCTAATACTTGGACAAAAGTTACCCATTCAATTCCTGGTCATGGTAATTTAGTTTTTAATAATGATAATGGACAAGGGTTTGAAATTTATTTCTATGCCTTTAACGGTACTGATCGTACTGACAGCGGACATAC